AACGCTCCTTTGGAAGTATGTCTTGGCCGCAACGAACAGCGTGAAGGTCGTGCTCGTGTTCCTGTAAATGTAATTCAATCTATGCGAGAACGCTTTCAAAAGCCAGCTATGACAGAGGATGAAAGATGTATTGGACTTATGCTAATGAAAGGATATTAAATCTAAAATTTTGGAATAAATTGCCATAATTTTTGGATAATATAAATACATATAATATGGTGAGATAAATGACTATAAAAGAAAAACTTCAATTTTTTGCTAATAATGGTATGTCTGTTAGTTATATTGCAAAACGAATGGGCGTAAATGTATCTACATTAACAAAGTGGCTTAATGGGCAAAAAGGTATTACGCACAAAAATGAAGAAAAACTTATATGTATTTTACAAGAAATTATTCAAGAAATGAAAACCGTTTTAGACGGATAGGAGGCAATTATGGGAAAGATTTATAAAGTTACAAATAAAATTAATGGTAATATTTATATTGGCCAAACACGACAACCAATTAATACTCGTTGGTTAAAGCACTGTTATTCAGCAGAAACCTCTAATGATAAAGATTATTTTTGTCCTCTACATAATGCTATTCGTAAATATGGACGAGATAGTTTTCTAATAGAAGAAATTGAAGACTGTGATAATGATTTATTAAATGAACGTGAACGTTATTGGATTCAATTTTATGATAGTTATAATAATGGTTATAATGCCGCTTTGGGTGGAGAAGGGCATACTAAATATGACTATGATAAAATTATAGATTATTTTTTAAAACATGGCAATAATCTTTTAGCTACTTGTCAAGAATTTAATATTTATGACCAAGTGGTGTATACAGCTTTACAATCTAAAAATATTGATTATAAAGCATTAAAAAATATAAATCCAAAATGTAAATATGATAAATGGATTCTATTAGTAGAACACAATCTTATTTTCAAACACATAACGGACATTGACCTTTATTTACATAAAAATAATGCACATGGAAATATACGACGATGCCTAAATGGAATTACAGAAAAAGCTTATGGCTATCATTGGAAGGAGATAGAAAAAGATGGAAATCTTTTTAACCTCGGATACTCATTTTTCACATAATCAACAATTTATATATGAGTCCCGTGGTTTTACAAATGTTCAAGACATGAATGAGACAATAATGGAAAATTGGAATAAAATTGTACCATATGACGCACTTATTTATCATCTTGGAGATATGGCATTAAATAATTTAGATGATGCAATTAAATATATTAAAAATTTAAATGGTAAAATTATTTGGCTTCGGGGTAATCATTGTACTGATAATAAAATTACTAAAATTCTTGAAAACTGTCCAAATGTAACAATGCCAAATGAAATGTATGCCACTGTACTGAAATATAGGAAACTAACTTGTTATCTTTCACACTATCCTACCTTGACAGCCAATTACGATGATAAACATTTCAGCCAGCATGTAGTGAATTTTCACGGTCATACTCATCAGCAAACTAACTGGCTTAATCCAACGAATCCATTTATGTATCACGTGGGAATGGATTCTCATAATTGCACACCAATCCATATTGAAGAGGCAATAAGTGACATTCGCAACAGATGGAATGAAATCGGTCAGCTTCCAGTTTCTATGCAGCCAGAAGATATATGAGGTAAAATTAAAATGAAATATGCATGTTATGCAGGTACGCGTAACATATATCAAGATATGTTGCCTTCTGCAAAATCTCTTTTAATACATTCGGATGTAGATAAAATATATTTTTTAATCGAGGATGATGAATTTCCTTATGATTTGCCGCCCGAAATTGAATGTATAAATGTAAGTAATCAAGAATGGTTTGATAAAGATGGACCAAATTACAATAATTCATGGTCTTATATGATATTGTTAAAGGCCGCATTAACAAAAATTTTCCCGCAACTTGATAAAATTTTAATGCTTGATGTAGATACTATAGTAAATGAAAATATATCAAATTTATGGGATTTAGACTTAACTAATTATTATTTCGCGGCAACTCGTGAATCACATAAATCTACTAAAAAATTCTTATATACAAATATAGGCATAGCATTATTTAATTTAAAAAAATTGCGTGAGGATTGTAAGGATGATGAATTAATTCATTCGCTCAATATGTATCATTACGCTTTTCCAGAACAAGATTGCTTTAACAATTTATGTCAAGGTTATATCTATCAGCTC